GCCCATGCGAAGTTAATCAGATTTCTCGGATTAGCTCCTCCCCCCACCAGTAAAGGTGGGGGGGCGCACCCTCCGCTGGAGGAGTCCAGCGGACCCACTTCCGTACGTATTTCTGTCCGGGAATGGTGACCAAACTGCTTTCACTACTAGAGAGAGGGTCAGACTCCCTTCCTCCGAAGAAAAGATCCTTCGAAAGGAAGAGATGTCCGATTTCGCCCTTGCTCCGGTACCGGTTAAGGTACCAGAGGAAAAGGGCACGAGAATCTCTCACCTCCAACCTCCTACTGCTGGGTTTTAACGCCCGGTAGTGCGGAGTTTGGGTGTGGCGAAACGCTCGCTTTCTCTTGGTAGTGATAATTCCTAGCGAATAGGCCGAGTGACAGTCTATAAAGACACCACTCATACTATCCTCATTCCAGGGAACCAATGGAAGTTTCCATCCGGAAACAAGTCCTTTCAGGACATTCCAAAGGCGACCTCCGGGGGTCGACACACTGACCAAACCATTTACGTTATGAGACAAGATAGTTTTCCTCTTGTCCCAGTCTCGTAAGTAGAATGGGGTGATATCGACTCCGGCGTAGAAATTCCCACCACATGACTCCTTGAAAGGGCCATGAAGGTAGGATTTCTCCGTGTTAGGAATGAATCCTAGGAATCGCAGGAAACGCAGAAGGGCAGTAGCGTGTTCTTTGTCTACAATGATATCATCACCGTAGACTGAGCAGGCAGTGCTTCCGACCGCGTAACATGCAGCAGCGAAAATCAAAGTCTCAAGCCCGAAGGTTGCCCCGTTCCCCATACTGGAGAACTTGGCGTAAGGGGTGTGAACCCCTTCCCTCAGGTAGTATGGACTCCGAATATCGTCCAAATAACGAAACCACTTGGTTGGCAAAAGCCAAGCGACAGCGTTATAGGATAATGTATCAGAGGCCATAGACATATCAATTGTTGACAACGAATCGTCAACGGAAGATTGACATGCCAGATTTTGATTTCGGAATTGGTACCTCAGGTCGATTCCGGTTTTCTGACGGAGTCTTCCTTTTATGTATCCATCAAAAGCTAATTGCAGTGGGATGTTACCACTGGGTTCGCAAGCGATGGTACGTGAGGTCTTCCAATTCTTTGGTACAACCTCCAATCGGTTGAAGAGAATCTCACGTGGCTTCACCAATCCATCATAGCCCCAGTACTTCACCAGGGCATTGATGTATGGCTTAGCCGCGGGAGTACAGTCTATCCTTTTACGCAACTTCATAAAAGGCATGCTGTCTCTTCTCCGATGTAAAGCGGAAGCACCACTCGTGAAGCGAATCATCTCTGGTAAACCGGAGATGAATACTTCATACGGGCCTAATACTCGATCGATGTAAGCCTCGGCTCTTGACATCCACAACTGCATATCGGGATCTAGTCGATCGCGATGCAGGTAGTAGAAGTCGAGCCGCCTGTTAGTACGACGGCACATGCTTTCGGCTCTATCAAAAGAGTCTAGAGCAGCATGCCTAGTTCTATCAGGTTCGGCAAACGCGGCATTCTTCTTAAAGAAGGCCTCGATCTGCATTAGTACCCGCAGAAGCTCCCTCGAATGATATGCCGAGGGAAAAGCATCGCGAGCGGTAGCTAACCTATCAATATCTCTAGCCCGTATCCAACCAAGGATACGTTCAGAGACTGGTAGGCTTAGCGTGTCACGGTTGTCATGAACGTAACTTCGACACAAGTCGTAAGTCTGCGTTTTGAAGTCCATCGTGGATCCTCAATCAGTTAGACTGTTGCTCTCCTCGACCTTACGTTATCGAAATAGTTGAAAAATTTCGAGTAAGGGAAAGGATGCTGAATGAGCAAGAGAGTGTACAAACACCATAGCACTGCAAAGTGCTACAGTGTATAGTACGGCGATCAGCACTAAGACGAGAGTCTTCATGCTTTTCACCTGTACTACTTCAAGTACCAGCTCTTGTTCACGACATCACCGAACTCGTCACCCGCGACAACATCGCGGAAAGTGGCAAGCGCGGCAGTCACATCAGCAGCAATGCCGTCAATCGGACGGCGAACAGTCACACTGAACATGACTTTGGAAGGCAGGAGTTCTCCAGTGGAGTCCTCCGTCGCGTACAATACCGAAATGGTATCCTCCGCGACGTTCTGCGTTCCAACCGGGACCTTCCTCTTTTGGAGTACCAGTCTCGGCCGCTGGACGGTGTGTGAAGCCGTCAGCGTGTACGTACGAGAGTTATCCTTATCGGAGAACTCCGTGAGGGCAGTTGTCATGGCTGCCATAGATCTACCTCCTTAGGTAGGTTGATAGGTGGAAACGAGGTCACCTGGTCGTCCGAGCCCCTTGGGGCAAGTACTTCCAATACCTCTGGACTATGATGGCAACAAGGTCCATGACCTTGAAATCATCGAGTCGTATATCCACCAGCGGAGTTACTGGTATCGTAGTAGGGTGTCTAAGCGTCAGGACCCCGGCACACGTGGAATCATAAGTATAATCCCCCGAGTAGCCGGTATTCCACACCTTGTTGGTAAGGCTCGAGTGCTTTGTACAACGCACTTGATACCCTTCCGCCGCGGTGTAGGAAGACGCTAAGGCAAGAAATGACATCGACTCTAGGAAAGAGCCAACCGACACGAACCAATCTATCACAAAGGAGTACGGAAGTAGCTCCCATGCGGTAGTAATTGGATTCGTGGCGATCGCTGGTGGTGATATGTCGGCTGCCACACTCCCCCTTACACCAATATCGTAATTGGTAGTAAGAGTATGAGTGAAGGTGCCCTGACCCCATGTATCGGTGAACGTTTCCGTTTCCGAATATAGGGTATCACTACCAACTCTTTCTGTGAATCGACGACGACCATCGTCTATCCGGTTTAAGCCGCTCGAGATGTCCCGAGCGTCAAAAGCCAGTTGGCGCCAACCGTACCGATACTGAAGCCATAAGTTATATAGCTTCCCATCGAGTAACTGGTCGGCGGTCTGTTCTCCAAACTTAGTAAACAAAGCTACTGTTTTGGAGAGTTCAGCCACGAAGGTCAGGGCATCCCAGCCACTAGAATAAATCCTAGCAGCTGCGGATTGTACATACGGCCTTGGGTCCAGGTTTAAGGATCCAAGAAACGCACGTACATCTCCTTCCTGCACCAGCCAATGATTTCTGTGGCAACGCGTACCGCTGGGATACCAGCGTTCCGTGTAATTGCCACTGGTCAAAGTTGGTGTATGGAATGAGTTTGCCCTCGCGACGAAGACGATGATAGTCTGGGGTGTTCACTCCGCTCGTTCGGAGAAAATCAACCGATTGAACGAAGCTATTTGGTCCGATGATGTTGGACCAAGAGCCACCACCATACTTACGTTGAACGTAAGAAGTGGCGGTGACTTCCCCCGGACCCATTGTCTTAGTCTGCATATTTCTACCTACTATGTAACCAGATCCTCTAACTCTCTCGCGAAAGCCAGAGGGTGGAGCCGATATGGACGCGAAGGATCGCGCTCCTTCC